ACCAATATGATTTAATTTTATATAAAAAAAATATATAAAATAAAAATATGGTCTCGTCAGTCACAAAATAAAAAATATATTTTAGTGCATCATAAAAAATTTTGGTTACCAATATGATTTTATTTTATATAAAAAAAATATATAAAATAAAAATATGGTTTCGTCAGTCACAAAAAAAACAATTAAAAAATTTTGGTTACCAATATGATTTTATTTTATATAAAAAAAATATATAAAATAAAAATATGGTTTCGTCAGTCACAATTTGCGTTTTGCTTAAGTCAAAAAATAAGACTTCAATTAGCAGTCAATTTTTATAATATAAATTTGGTCTAATGTCTTTGCTCTTGCTTAATATTTTTAATTCCATAACACATAATAAGCTAAATGAGCTGGAGTAAATTTCTCTGCATTTTTCCATCTAGCATTACGCTTTAAGAAACGCTTACGCTTTTCCTCATCTTTTTCTGTGTGATAATCATCATAACCTAACTGACCGAAATGTATTCTTTTACCATCAGGATTTAAAACCATAAACTTTTTATCTTTGCGTGTGCTTGTATATAGTGTCACATTTTTCCCATAATATTTTATCAATGATTTTTTAACTGCATCATAATAGTCTGTCATATATTATATATTATATATTATATATTACTCAAATAATAACGATAATACAGTCTCTTGTAATTTAATAATCTCTATTTTCTGTTTATTAATCTTTTCAACATCTAGTTCATAATACATTTTAAAAACTTTTATTTGTTCTTCTAAATTATGATTAATATCCTTTAATTGTAAATATTTTTGCTTTAATTCAAAATATTTTTTTTTTAATAATTCATTATCCATTATAATGCATCTATATTTTTTTCTATAATATATATAGAAAAAATCTTTATATACTTTTTACTTAATATATATTTATAGAAAAACAATTTAGAGATATTTTCTATGTATAATATATAAATGGATAATAATCTACAATCTTTAGAGATAATTATTAATGATATTTTTGAACCAACAAAAATATATAAAACGCCTTCTTATCAAGCTAAACATATTCTTGAAAGAAGTATGACTAATTTTTATATTAGTGATGAAGATTTTATTATTTTAATGAATAAATTAGGATATAAAAATAACAAAAAAAATCTATTTAAAATTAAATCAAGATACTAATTCTTCACGCTCTTGCAAAACTTTACTAACTTCTCCCATAGTCTTGCTCTCATATTCCATCATTGTTTTAATCAAATATTGATAATACATTTTTTCTTGTTCACTTAATGTTTTATCATTTAAAGCTAAATATATACTGTATGTCATTGGGTTCATTTCATTTAACATAGGGCTTACTTTTTGAATAGATTCAATTGTAACCTTACCTTGCAAGTCCTCCTCTTTTAAATATTTGTAATCATATTCCAATCTGTTTTTTTTAAATGGATTATTCATATATATTTACAATATATAATAATATTTAGAATAATTCTAAATATTATTTTCTTTACTTAATTTATGAATGATAAAAGTGCTATTGGCGATGATGAACCTATATCTAATTTACCTGAACAAGCGGTTGAAAAACCAGTTAAAGCTAAAAGACCACAAACAGAAGCACAAAAAGCAAACACGCAAAAAATGCGTGAAGCCTTAATGAAAAAACATGAAGATATTAGATTAGAAAAAGCTAAACTTGCAGAAGAGAAAAAAATAAAAAAAGAAGAGAGAATTCTTAAAAAAGCTATTAGTATATCAAAAAAGGAATTAAAAGAACTTAAAGCAGAATCAAGTGATGATGATGACGATAGTGAAATAGAAGCTATACCTTATAAAAAACCTGTAGAAAAACCTGTAGAAAAACCTGTAGAAAAACCTGTAGAAAAATCTATTAAAAAATCTAAAAAAAAACTACCACCACCTCCTCCTCCTTCATCAAGTGAAGAAGAAGAATCTAGCGAAGAAGAAGAAGAAGAAGAAGAAGAAGAAGAAGAATATGTAAAACCTGCTAAACAAAGACAACCTCAACAACAAACTAGATATAACATACCTTTTAAAATTACTTATATTTAATTATATATTTATATTTTCATATATATATATAATAATGCCTAAAAAAGCCAAAGACTGTGATTGTGATTGTAAAACAAAAACAAAAAAAAGAACTGGTAAAAAGAAACAAAAAACAAAAGTATCAAAACAAAGTCAATATGTAATATATCCTAATTCAATTGGTTATGCATTAAATAGTCAAACTTTTCCTATCCAACAACCAAATATAATAGAATATAATAATGCTTTAGCAAAAGCCAATATGTTGAGAGAACAACAAATGATGACTAGTAGTTTAATACCAAGACAACAAATAAATACATTAACAACTACTAATCCAATTACAAAAGTTTCTACAAATACACAAACAGCAATGCTAGATCCTAAAGAAGGTTTAGTTGAAGAAGTTATTGAATACGAGACTAATATACCGCCAGTAAATAATGAAGTAATGTCAAGTAGTTTAGATTTAGAAGGTTCAAGAAGTAAATTAGGTGCAAGAATAGCTGAAGATATTAAGCCATCATTAACAGTAGATTTATATGATGATGCTTTTATAAGAAAATTTATAGAAGAAGACAGATTTAAGAGATCTACTTTAAGAGGTGAACCAGTTTTAATGACAGAACCTATTAAGAAACAGAGAAAAAAAAAACCTAATGTAGAATTAGTAATAGAAGAAGAACCTTTAGGTGAAGTCACCGTTAAAACAAAAAGAGTAAGACCTCTAAAAGTTGAACCTACAGAAGAATATATACCTGGTGTTAAAAAAAGAATAGCAATGAAAAATGTTAGTAGTATTCCTATATTTGCTTTTACTCCTGAAAAACCTTTAGCAAAAAAAGATATAATTATTAAAGATATACCTTTTGAATTGTAATTTAATTTGTTTATCATACTTTTTTTTTAAAAGTATAATATATAATGAGCGTTGTTTTACCTTCCTCTATTGCCTATGGTGATTCTCTTCCAGTGCTTCCTGATGCAACACAATGTATTAATCTTTCGGCTTCTCCTTCTAACGGATCTAATTTTTCACAAGGCCAACAGATTTTCATTGATTTAGTAAATCGTGGCTTCCTAGTTCCTGATTCTATGTATTTGTCATATACTTATGTTCTTACATCTGCTGTTGCTGCAGAACTTATCGGTGTTCCTGCTGTGACACCTTTTAACAGGTTAGATGTTGCTTTTGGATCACAAATTGTTGACACCATACAGAGTTACAATGTCCTTTATCATATGTTGGCTAATGTGACGATGGATGTGGCTCAAAAATATGGAATGCAGCAGGCGTTTGGATATTTCAATTCAAATTCAGCTTCTATACCTGATTTAGAACAATTAGACGGCCGTCTTATGACTTTAAATGAGACTGGTTCTTTTGCTTTTCCTCTTGTTTCTATGCTCTCTAACGCTGAAAAACTTGTCCCCCTTTTCGCTATGCCCCAATGCCGTATTACTCTAACTATGGAATCAATTGCTAATATGTTTACATCAGCGGTTGTTCCTACTGGTTTTGAAATTAGAAATGTCCAACTCAAATATAAGGTCGTTGATTTTGGTTCTGCCGTTGAGAATATTGTTCTTTCTTCTGCTGATAAACTTTACATTAAAACTCAATCTTTCGGCTGCTCCAGTCAAACTCTTGCTGCTGCAACTACTGGCTCTGTTTCTCTAGTATTTAACCAGCGTTATGCCTCTTGTAAATCCATTTTTGCTATTAATGGCGGTGGTGCTGCTTTGAGTAATAAAAATTTTGATTCCGTAGATTTAACTAGCGGTAATGGAACATATTCATTCACTATCGGCGGACAGATTTACCCCCCCACTCCAATTAATACAGTTACTGGTAAGGCTGGTGCTTTGCTAGAACTCCGCTCCGCTGTTGGCTCTGTATTTGACAAAACTAATTCTATGGCTATTAATGCAAAAGAGTTTAATCTTTCAGGAACTGGCGCTCTCTCTACTTACGCTGTCCCCTCGAAATTCTATATTGCAAGTTCGCTTGAAAAACTTAATAGCAACAATCTCCTTACTGGAATCTCAACACAGAACAGCCCCATTTCATATAATATCACGACTGGAACATCTATCGGCGCTAATAACTCCACTATCACTCTTGTTGTAAATTATGACGCATTGATTGAAGTTGATACTCTAACTCGTCAGGTTGCTGTTAAGCAATAAAGATTCATCTAACAGATTTAACACCATATATGCTTTTATAAATAATAAAAAAATTAATAATATTTATTATTTATATATCATCTTCACTTTTAATAACGATTTCATCAAACCCATTAAATAATCTTTGAGAATCTGTGTTAATAAACAAATATTGATATGGTTTATCATAAACTAACGACCTTACTTTTGGTAACAACTTCTCTTCATACTCTATCAACTCATCCCATATATTTTTTAATTCATCTTTGCTGGTTTTAAAAATAAAAAGATTAGTCCAGACTCTTCGCAATTCTTTTGGCACACTGAAATAGGTCTGGACACAGAAATATAACGAAGTTCTTAAATGTCGTCTGTTATAGCATAGCTCTTTAAACAACTTCATCGTTTCATTATTTTTGAGATACGCACTTTGGTCATCAAATATGATTAATGAGTTATATCCTTCTGCTGCATCTAATTTTATTCTAGCCATTACCTCTGCTAAACTATCAAAATTTAATTCATTAAATAACTGGTCTTGTGGTAGTTTGTCAAATAATTTATCAGCCATAGATGCTCTACTTTCGGCTGGCTGAAATATATAAACTGAATGAAACACTTTTTTTAACAATCCTTTCATAAAAGAATATAATAGCGATGTTTTTCCGCTTCTAGGTTTTCCTATAAATAAAGTAGTGCTGTGCTGGTTCAAAAACTTGGTTAATTCATATTTATTAAGTTTATCGTGCAGTCCGTTGTCACACATCATTTTACACTGTGGCATATCAGGTTTTTTATTTTTGATTATGGTAATATTCATAATATATATATATATTTATTTTTTATAAACCTCACCTCGTTCTAAAAGTCCTGACTTCGTCGTTGATAATTCGGGCGATTAAACGCCAGTCCCTTTGGTCTAAAGCGAAGCGAAGCATTTTGCCCGCAAATGATAAACTTTAGTAATGGCTTTTTGGATAAAAATTAAGTGTCATAATGTAATCTCCTAAAACACCAGTTGCTGGCACATAGGCGTTACCCTCGTTGTTAATTATTCTTACTGTAAACACATTACTATTTGGTCTTGAATTCAAATATATCGGCATATTAGTCATCTCTTCAGCGTGAAAGAAGCCGTTGGCGCCTACTAAATAACTCTTGACAAATCCAAAATATTGTGATGTTGGCGCACTAGTATTTGTTAGTAAATTAGAACCGCTAAAAACATTAGATGCTCCGTTAAAATCAATAAAGACTAAAGGTAAAGTTCCATAAGCGACATTGGTTGTTTCACTCAAAAAAGTCCAATGAACTTCATAAGGGCAATTGGGTAATATAGACCAGTCAAAATTATATGTCTTGGTATTTGCTCCTGTTCCAGCGGTTACATATGCTTGTAGTGAATTAAGAACAAGTGTATAAAATGGCTTAATCTCTTCCGTTGGTGGGTTTATTTGTTGAAATTGTAAGTTCATATATATATATAATATTTATACTTTATTTTTCTAAACCTCCCCTAGTTCTAAAAGTCCTGACTTCGTCGTTGATAATTCGGGCGATTAAACGCCAGTCCCTTTGGTCTAAAGCGAAGCGAAGCATTTTGCCCGCATTTTTAGATTTAATTATGTAATTGTTCGCTACTTGGATAAAAATTTATTGTCATAATATAACTACCTATATTACCTCCTGTTGGTGAAAAAAATGGTGTTCCATCGTTATTTAAAATTCTTATAGTAAAAACATTATTTCTTGGTCTTGAATTTAAATATATTGGCATATTAGTCTCATCTTCACTAAAAAAAGAAAATTGACCACCTACACCAAAACCTCTTAATATCCCCATATATCCAGTTGTTCCTGCTATTGTTCTACCACCTGCTGATGCTGGTTGATAAACATTTGTATTACCAAAATCACAATAAACCATAGGAATGGTTGTTAATAACGTTTGATTATTTTCTGCCATAAAAGTAAAATGAACTTCATAAGGGCAATCCGGCATTATGGCTTCCCAATTAATATTATAGACCTTATCATTATTTTGATTAACTCCGCTCGGTGATTGATAAGCGTTTATGCTATTTAATATAATAGTATAGAAAGGCTTGTTATAAACCTCACCTCGTTTAATTCGGTCGGGCAGGTGTCCTGCCATGTTTTTATTATCTTTATATATATTCATATATATAAATATAGATTATTAATGTCTAAACAAATACAAAAATGAATAAAAATAAAATTTTACTATCAAGTCCTACTTTAATCAATGCAAACTGAATAAAATTAAACCGTAGAATCTTTTTTATAATTTTAGATGAGATGTAAGCTGATAAATGGCTAATTACATTGGCTCTTATTTCTTTATTAACACTTGCTATAACTTGTTTTCTTACATCAATTTTAGAACACCCTTTAAATTGTCCCAAATATATTTTAAAAATGGTCTGGCTTTTATTTTTCCATTAGAATTTAAATAGTTAATTGTTTCTTCTAAATGTGTTTTTTCTTCTTGTGTGATTCCGCCAAAAATGGCTTCAAATATTTTAAAAAACAGAGTAACTTTATTGGTCTTTTTAATGCCTCGGTATTTACATGCGTCTTCAATTGCGTTACACACTTCATTCACTAATTCAATGTTAGTTTTGAGTAAATGTAACTCTTGAAAATCACCTTGCACCATCTCGGCGACCTCCTTAATTAACCTATTTTGAAGGCTGATGTTTTTCAAATTACCCTTGTAATTCATTTTATATTATAATATAATATTTTAATTAAAACCTTCCCTCGTTCTAAAAGTCCTGACTTCGTCGTTGATAATTCGGGCGATTAAACGCCAGTTCCTTTGGTCTAAAGCGAAGCGAAGCATTTTGCCCGCAAATTATCCAATTATTGTTACATCAATAAAACCACCTGCTACCAAATTCGTTAATGTTGCGGCTGCTGTTGTTCTCGTAAAAGTTAAATCCAATGACCTAGCCACTACAGACCCTAGATAAGATAGTGTTCCCTTTACTGGATTAGATATTAACATTGTTGTAGGTCCTGCTGTAGCCGTTGTGTCTCCGTTATATGAACCTTGTGCGATTACCTGAAAATTCGCTGAAACACCTGTTGCTATATCACAATATATCGTTATTCTTCCAGTTCCGCGATAAGAAACATAAGTGGTATTTGCTGGTGGGATAAGTAAAAAGCCAAAGTGATTTACCGCTGTATAAAAAGGTGTTGTGGCTAGAAAATTTAACCTACACATTGCTTTTACTCCAATAATTGAGGTTGGCAGAGTTGCATTCGTTAATGTTCTACCATTAAAATTAACATCATTAAAATTAACAGTAAAATCTCTAGTTGTTCCACCACCATTTACATTACGTAGAACAACAGGTCCTCCTGATGTTGTATTTTCAAGAATCGCGCTAGTTCCTTGATAACTTAAATCTGCTCCACCAGTTGTATAAGATTGAACTGGTCCTAGTCCAGTATTCGTAAAACTTAAACCAAATCGGTCAAGTATAATATCTTGATTCGTTGGAAAGCGAAAAATTACGCTTCCAGTTGAATACATAGTCTCAACATTCAATGCGTCTAAAACAGGATTTTTATAAAATCTAAAATTACCACTATCCAAATATAATCGTCCTGAAATTGTTGTTGCCGCTGGTGGGCCAGCAGTATATGATATTCCCGTTGTTTTTGTAACTAATGGATTAACTATTGTGTCTTGATAAGTTTTTGTAATTAATTGTGTTGCTGATGTTGGAGTCTGTGTTGAAGTTGGTAAATTTACATCAAATGAATTCGTGCCAGTCCAAGCGTTTGTTCCAGCGAGTGTCACACCTCCTGCTGTTGCTGTATCTACATAGTCTTTAGTTACTAATTGTGTTGATAATGTCGGTATTAATGTTGACGTGGGTAAATTCACATTATAAGTATTTGTGCCTGTAAATGCGTTTGAACCTGAAAGCGATGCGTATCCTGCTAATTCTTGGTCAAAATAATATTTAGTTATGAATTCTTGAGGCAATGAAGGCAATAAACTACTACGAGGCAGATTTACATTGAATGTATTAATTCCAGTAAATGCGTTTGCACCTGAAAGTGATGCGTATCCTGAAAGAGCGTTTGTTACAAATGCCGTTGTCGCTGCCCTTGTATTATTTGAACCTGCCGTTTCTGTGGGGACTGAAACATAAGAATTAAATGTATTTCCTGCTGAAAAAAAGTTTAATATTCCTTGACCTGTCGTTGCAGTTCCACCATTAGAGTATATTCTTGTATCATAGTCAACTGCAGAACCACCAGTTTGACTAGAAAAATCTAAATAAAGAGCATTTGGGGCTGATGAAAGATTTAGTTTGATTCCATTTTGTGAGTTAAGAGTTATATCACTTGTATTTGCTGTAATATCTACATAACTACCTACTAATGTTAAACTTGGATTACCTAATATTAAAGGCGTTGTTAAACTTGCTACATCTATGCTGTTAATATTTAATGTGTCTGCTGAAATTGTATCCGCTGAAATATCATCGGCTGTTATATCGTTTAAGCCATTCATTGATCTTGAAAAAGAAGTTGAGTTATTCATATTATAATATGATTTTATTATAAAACAAATAATATATACATATAATAATATAATAATAATGAGGGTAGTTAATCAATTAATTAATCTAAATTCAGCCAATGCAACTAAATTAAATGGAACTCTATTATCAAATGTTAATTTTGATTTTCCAGGACTAATATCTGCAAACCAAAATATTAAAAGGATTACTTGTTCAATGTTAAATGCAGAAATACCATATTCATATTATAATGTTAATATCTATAATCATCACTTTAGAATTAATGTTGATGGAACAAATTATTTTATTGTAATTACAGAGGGTAACTATAATGCTAATACTTTAATAACAGAAATAATTAGTAAATTAGCTGTTCAAGGCGTTACAACTGTTTCTATTACATTATCTACTTATACAGGAAAATTAACTTTTACAACAACTAGTGCATCTATGACAATTCTTTACACTAACAATACGGCTAATCAATTTCTCGGTTTTAACACAACTGCAAATCAATCAGGGACAACTATTACTGCTTTGTATCCTTTAAACTTACTTTACACTTTAAAAATACGCATTGCATCAACAGCATTAATTACAAATTATCTAGATTCTGCTTTATCAGGTAGTTCCAATTTTTTAGCGTCATTTCCAGTTTCAGCTCAAAATTTTGGCGTAATTCTTTATGAAAATCCTTTAAATATTCAAAGTGAAATTAATGTAAGGTCTTTAAATGGTTTTGACATTCAAATATTAGATGATTATGGAAATCTAATTAATTTCAATAATATAAACTGGACTGCAACGATGTTATTAACAATTGATTATGAGGAGGAACAACAATCAACAAATCCATTTTTATCAAACTATATAATGCCTAATCAAGAATTTTGGGGACAAAACCCTAACGAAACCGCTGTCTCAAATTCTCAAGTTCCAACTGAAGAAGCAGAAACAACAGACCAGCAAATACAAGAGTTGCAAACACAACAACAAGAAACATATCAATCTAATATAAACGACGAGAATAATTTAGAACTTTTATTATTAAATAATGGTATTTACACATAATTATTTTAATTGTAATATATATAATGAGATTACGAAATGTTTCAGGAAGAATATCTCGCTTTGGTGGAAAACTAGCCAAGGGTAGTGAAAGAGCCTTTGGTAAAGTTGAAAAAGGTGTTATGAGTGCAGAACGAGGAGTTCAAAAAGGTATTGCGGAAGTAGAAAAAGCTGCAGATTCAAAAGTAGTAAAAGGTGTTCAACAAGGTTTAGGCGTCGGTGGTCGTCTCTTAACTTCAACTGGTGTTCCTCAACTTCAAGCTGCTGGTGGTGCTTTACTTGCTGGTCAACAAGCTGTAAAAGAAGGAAGAAAAGCTATTAAAGCTGGTGCTGATGTTGCAAGAGAAAAATTGGAATATGCAAAAAAGGGTAATAAAACTTTTACAGGTGCTATTCCTCGTGAAGCAGAAGTTAGAGGTGATAAGAATATGCTTGAGAGACCAAAAGCTACTAAAGAAGGTAATGGTATTAATTATGTATAAATTTATTATCTCTTGTTAGTATATGCCCTATATACTTGTCAAACAAAAAGGAAAAGAATGTTTCCAAGTTGTTAATTCTGTTACTGGGAAGATACATGCTAAATGCTCTACAAAACAAAAAGCAATGGCTCAAATACGCTTATTGGCTGATTTATATTATTTAGAATAATTAGAATTTTGTAATTTTTAAATTATTCTATTATTCTAAAATGCGGCTTTAAGTTGTTTTAATTTAGTGTTTTGGATACATACAATATATTATATTTAAAAAAATGATTTAGAAAAATATTTTCTATATATATTATATATGAAATATACGGAAACCAATAAATCAGCTATACTAAAATGGCGTGAGGAAAATATTGATAAATATAGAGAGTATCAACGCATATATGCTAAAGAACATTATAATAAAGAACAACAGCAACAAAAATATCTTAAAAATAAAGAGCATAAGAAACAATACTATTTAAGAAAGAAGCAACTCAAATTAGATTTGGAGGAGTTTATGAGTATTTTGTTAGATTAATAATATATAATTAAAATAAATATATATTATTTAGGAAAAACTACTTAAAGATTTTTTCTCTTTATATAATATAGAATGGAAAATCAAAGATTTATTCTTGCCGATATTAAGAAGAATGCTGTTAAGACTTTTTTAAGAAAAGAAGGAGGATTTAAGACCATAGCGCAAGCTAAAAAAGCATACGGAGTTTTTACTGCTGAAGAAGCATATATTCAATTATTATTAAACCATAATTTTACTTTGCAATTATTGGAGAATGAAGAAAAAAATGATATAGCAAAAATTAAAGATAAAGTTCAACACATTAATGATCCAACATTTATAAAATTATATCAACAACTTAAATTAAATATTGGTAAAAATATTATTGTTGAATGGGTTGTTAATGGTAAAATAATGCAAAGTGTAAATTATTCAGTTCCTACTGATTTTTCAAAGTGGTTTAATACGATATACAGAGAAGATTGGTGGTATAATAGCGAGAAAAATGTATTTGAAGAAACCGATTTAGAAAATTTTGGTGCTATACAAAAATTATTTATTTATCCACAAAATGAAAATATTAGTTCTAAAAAGGTTATTCAATTATTTAAAGATGGAATTACCCATTGTGTGTTTACGCCTATTAGAAATTGGGCTGTTGAAAAATTAGAAGATTCTAAAAGTAAAAGAACTGTAGAAAGATATAATACAATTATCAAGCGAATAAACGAACTAGAAAATAAATATGCCGATGGATTACCTGATAATTGCGTTGCAGAAGTTTGTAATGCTTTACAAATTGATATTAATGTTGAATTACCACTATGTGAGCATAAGTTTATTGAGTGTAAAAGTTTGAAAAAGAGATTAAAGCAATTTACATTTATGAATACAAGACTTAATCATATTGAATTAAATGAAATTGTTTATAACTCTAAACCAATTGAAGTATCAAAAGATGAATTATATAATATTAAAGTAAAATTAGATGAGAATAATGAATTTTATACATTCAAGAAAAATAAAAATGGATTATCTAAACTTACAACATTAACTAACGAATATATTTTAAATAATAATTATGGTCAATGCGTAAATAATTTTGAAATAATGACTGGATTAAACTTTTGTAAAATTGATGATATTGATGATAAGGAATTATGTGAGTTTATTCAAGAAGGTATTAATTATAATTCTACAGTTGATTTTTGCGATATCACAAAACAAGATATTAAAAAACTGAATCATATTGATATGAAAAAGGCTTATGCAAATTTTAAAGAGTGTTTTTTGTATGAGGGATTTTTAGGTAAAATAACAGACTTTAGAAAAACAGATAAAATTGTTGGAGTAGGATATTACAAAATTACAAATTTGAATTTTGATAAATGCCTTAAGCGTTTTAAGAAATTAAATGACAAAATGAAAATATATATTGATAATAATGTATATACATCAGCAGAATTAAAATTATTAACTGGCTGTAAAGTTACTTATGATATAGTATGTGGTTGCTGGGGAGTTACACCTATTGATTTTGAATTTAATGAAGAAATGATGACAAATAAAGATGAAAATGTTCCTTATTATTCCAAGTGGTGCGGTGCAAGTGATAGTCATAATTTAGAAAAGACTTTTTGGATTAACGGAGATTCTAACTTTGTAAATGTATTAAACCAAAATGAAAACTGTAATGTAAGATGGTATGAAAATAAACAGATTTGTATAGCATATCCTAAAAAACATAACTATCATCTAGCTCATATAACTGGATTTATTACTGCATATCAACGCATCAGTGTTTTAGAACAATTAATGGAGTTTGATTATGATAATATTGTAAGAGTATGTGTTGATGGTATTTATTTTAAAAATGAATTTGTTCCTTTAAAAAATGTGTTTCGTGAGAAAAATGATAAAATGACTTTTCTTAATGTTGCAAGTGATAGTTATGTAAATAAAGCAGTTGAAAAATCTTTAGTTATAAATGGTTATGATTCAAGAAAACATTTTGCGAAAGAATTACATCTTGGTGAAGGAGGTTGTGGTAAAACACATTTTAATTGCAACGATAAAGGTTTAATTAGACCTTTATTCATTGCACCGTCTTGGAAATTAGCAAGAGCAAAACAGAACGAAATAGGAATATCTACTTCTGTTTGGGCTAGAGCATTAACAGATGATCCTGAACGAATAAGTTATATTAAAGAATATTCTAATGTTTTGATTGTTGATGAAGTCAGTATGTTAAATGAAAATCAAAAAATAAAATTATTTGAATTGTATGGAGATATGAAAATAATATTTTGTGGTGACTTGGGTTTTCAATTACCTTGCATAGTAGGAGATGAAATGGGAACTGATGGATTTGATAATATTGTAAGACATAATACTGATTATAGATGTAAATGCCCTATATTAAAAAATATTAAAAATGAACTTCGTCTTATGATAAAAAATAACAGATCTATTAAAGAAATCAATAATTTAACTGTGCAACATTTTGAAAAGTTAGGACGATTGATTTCAACAAATGAGTTGATACAGATGTATGATATTAATGATATGATTTTATCAGGAACAAATGCTGTCAAAGATATTTATACAAATATGTTTAAAGGTAAAGATAAATATTATGTAACAGAAAATAATAGATTATATTGCAATGGTGACATTATTATAGGTTCTAAACCTGAAAATACCAAATGCGAAGAACGACATTGTTTTACAACTCATTCTATTCAAGGTGAAACAGCTATGCATAAACTATTTATTGATAGTTCTAAAATGTTTGATAGTAGAATGTTTTATACTGCAATTTCAAGAGCAAAGACATTAGACCAAATTTATATTATAAAAATTGACTGCTAATTGAAGTCTTATTTTTTGACTTAAGCAAAACGCAAATTGTGACTGACGAAACCATATTTTTATTTTATATATTTTTTTTATATAAAATAAAATCATATTGGTAACCAAAATTTTTTAATTGTTTTTTTTGTGACTGACGAAACCATATTTTTATTTTATATATTTTTTTTATATAAAATAAAATCATATTGGTAACCAAAATTTTTTATGATGCACTAAAATATATTTTTTATTTTGTGACTGACGAGACCATATTTTTATTTTATATATTTTTTTTATATAAAATTAAATCATATTGGT